AGAAGATGCAGATGAAGCAGAGCTTGCTGCAGCAGTGGCTGAGTTAGTTGCAGATGTTGCTTGAGTTGATGCTGTGCTTGCTGAACCTGCAGCAGCAGTAGCAGAGGCATCAGCAGCGTCTGCGTCAGCTTGGGCTTCTACAACTAACTGAGCAACTAATGTAGCTTCACTAGACGAGTCGTTTACGGCATCACCTGAACCGCCGGGTCCTCTGTATATGGGCAAAATTATTCTCCTTGACTTGTTTTAATGCACTCTATGAATACACTAAAACAAACTCCCTAGCCGTAGCTAAGGAGCTTGAGTTTTTACTACTACGCGTTTACAGCCAATACGAAGCCAGCTTCTGGACGTACAACTTTAGTGCCGAACAATGTGTCAGCAGTGTAAAGTGTAGACAAGTAGTCTTGCTTGTACTGAGTCTGTGAACGAACACCTAACTGCTCGCCCAATACCATTGTGTCGGTATGGAACAAAACAGCGGCTTTGATTGCGTCACCAACAGAGTTGTCAGAAGCAGTCTCAATCGTAGGCATATTGCTTGACACATAGATGTCGATGCCATACAACTTACCGATTTGACCATTGTTTACGCCACGACCATCAACGAAGTCGCTGGAGTTGTAACGGTCAATACCCATGATTGCGTTACGCAGTGAAGGAGGAATCGCAAACTTACGACCATCCATTGGTACGTCAGCGTCGTCCATCAACTGGATGAGCTTACGGAAACCAGCGTCAGTGAACAAGTCAGAGGTGGTTACAGTGTCGAGAGCGTACAGTGTCAAACCTGTAGTTGCGTCGATAAAGTACGCATTGCTGTGTACCCAATCAGAAGCGTCGCCGTCGCCGAAAGACTTACCCAAGGCGATGAGGTCGTCATCAACTTGTTTAGCCAAAGCGTAACCAGCATCTTCCGTGTAGAAAGAACGGAGTGACGACAATGCTTGAACTTCGACGATGTCCTCGATGAAACGTGAGTACTCGAAATGACGGTTGATTAAAAGCTGTACTTCACTTTCGGTATCAGCTTGAACCGTTACCGCTGTGTTTGCAGCCTTGAGGCTTGCAACGCCACGAGTTGGTTTAGGGATGTGCAGTGTATCGCCTTTTTTGCCTTTGAAAGACATTTTGCGAACAAGATTAGCCAATACTAGGTTTTTCTTGTAAGCAGCGATAACTTCATCAGACCAGATTTCTGGAATGAACTTGTCTGCGTTTGTTTTGTTGACGATAGATGTACTACCGCCGGGGTATGCTGCGCCTACTAATGCCATGATATTTTTCCTTTAATTAGAAATTCTAAAATTACTTAACTCTCCCCTCAGCGTATGCTTGCATAATCTCGTCAGAGAGTTGCATATACCTGTCAGGGTCGGTCATTCTCAGTTTAATAAGGTCTGCTCTACGATATACTTTTCGACTGGTTTCACCAGCACCACCAACATCGACTGTAGCTGCCTTCATTGCCTGTTCTTGAGCTTTGCTTTCTACATTAGCTGATTGGACATTTTGGTTCTGTTGTTTGATTTGCTTTAGTTCCTTGTAGGTACTAAGCAATTCATCAGCAGATTCAAAGTCAAATTCAGCGTCTGCACGAGCAAACAAGTTTAAGCGAATAGCTGAAGATTTAACCCAGTCTTGAAACCCTGCATCTTGTGCGATGGTTGCAAAGTCTGGGTGCTTTGAGGACAACTGTTGAGCTGTCTTCATGCGCTTCATTTCTAACGCTGCTTGTCTTGCTTCAAGAACTGCAGGATGCTTCTCTACTTGTCTGTTGACCGCACTAGCCGGGTCTGCAAAAAAGTCGTCTTCGAGCGATTCTTCAATAGGCTTCGCTTCCTTAGCCCTCGAGTCGAGTTGTTGTTTTAATAGCTGGTCTGCAAGACTTCGTACTTCGTGAACCTCATTTGCTTGTCGTCCAATGAGCTTTTCAGCCTCTTGGTGCATCTTAGCAATCTCAATAGCAGACTTACCACGATACTTCTCTGGTAATTCTTCTACGGGTTCTTTGACATCAACCGCTTCAGTATTGTCTACAGTAGTGCTGTCGGGTACTGGGGTTGTAACGTCTTGTACTTCTTCTTGCTCACTGCCGTTAAACAGTTCGTCTTCTTGAATAAAGTTTGCTGCCATTTAAAGTCTCCTGTCACCGAATCAAGTGATTTTAGGATTTGTAATCTAAGGCTTTATCTCCCGATAAAGGTATCTTAGGCGTTTTGCTTTGCTTCTTGCTTCTGCTTATCTTCGTGCCTTTTTGCCCATCTATCGTAGGCAGCCACGTAGATTGGGTCTGTGCCATCTAAACTCACCCTTACAGGAGAGATAATTCGATTAGCTACATTCCCACAACTACAGGAGATTGTTGTTGTCTCATAATCAACAAAACCTTCTGTAATATGTTCTTGACTACATTTAAAGTCGTACATTCTACGAGCCATCTGCTGAGTCTCCCGACATGAGCTGCTCGTAAGCCTGTTCTGAAGCAGGTTTAAGGGTAATGAGCCACTGAAGCAAGTCCAGTTGTCCCTTCTTTACCATTAAATCCGCTTCACTCTGGATTGATAGCACATGGTTCAACGAATTGAACATATTTTGTGCATCTTCCACTAAATCTTGCCAACCTTGCGTTGACATCATTGAGAATCTACTCTCGTAGTATTCTTGTAGTTTCTTATCTATCATTCTTCTTTGTCCTTTTAGGAGAAGTGAGTACTTACTTACTTATTTTTCACATGATAACACAAGTTGAGAAAAAAGTCAATAGTTTTCTTTACTTTTGTCGTGATTTCTGCATCTGCAGTTCAACAATCTTACCTTTGTTGTCAATGTCCTTTTCTTTGAGCATTAAGTCAGCGATTCTTGCCCGCTTTTCAAACTCATTGTCTTGGTTTTGACCATCAATGTTGGTAGAAAGTGAACTAATGACCTTGGCTTTGAGTTCTTCAGGCAGTAATTGGGTCTCAACTACGGTCTTTTGAGCTTCGGCTTGGTCACGCATTGCACGGGCTTGGAGCGACTGGGTCGTTGCTTGAGCCTGTTCCATCTGCATCTGCACTGCCATCTGCTGTTGTTGCTGTGCTTCAGGGTTAGGTTGACTCATCTGTGTCAAGGCTTGCTCCATCTCAGCACGATTAGACAGGCTGGAGTTAGCGATGATGCCTTTTAGGATGATTGGCAATACAGGAGTATCAGGTCCAAGAGTCTGTAACAAGCCAATAAGCTGTTGCTGTTCGTATTCACGAGCCATGATACCAAGCGTAGCGGTAGGAATGAACTTCATGTCTACAGAAGGATAACGCTCTGGGTCAAATTGCATATAACGGAACGCAACCTTCTTAATCAATGGGACCATGAAGTCTTCTTGGAAGTTGGTCAGGGTACGCTTGTACTTCTTGATAATGCCTGAAACAGCCATCGACATACCAGCACCCGAAGAATCACGAGTTGCTTGTGTAACCATGCCTTGGCTATCTAAAGTACCGGTTGCCATTAGGAGCATACGCTCAAAGTCTCGTGCGGTAGCAGCAGACTCAGGGCTGGTTTGTCCAAACTTGAATGGCATCATAATCTCAGCAGGATTACCATTGGTGAGGATTGCTTTGCCGGGACGAACTTCAAACTTAGCGCCACGAGGCAGACGAGTAGCATCCATTGCAATCATCGGAGCAGTGGTCAATGCCAAGCTGTCTAAGTGGCTGCGAAGCTGTGCATCAATCGCCTTTTGCATATTGTATGCTTTTTCGACTGTGCCACGACCCCAGAAGCGGTTAGGAACAGTATCATCTTGGTAAGCGACTACAGGACGGTCTTTCATCATGTAGGGGTTACGCTCTGCCTTGAGGAGAAGACCATCATTAGCAATCACCACAATAGCCTCTACGAGGTCGCTGTAGGTGTCTGCAGTGCTCGACTCAGGGAACAGGTCAACTACCTCGTCTCCGTCGTTCTCAAGCTGTTCTAGGTACTCTCGCGGGACTAATCCGTAGTATGTGAGGAGTTTAACCTTGTCATCTTGATACTGGACTACTTCTTGAGTTACTTCTAAGTCGTCATCGTTGCCAGCAGGTCCGATGTCTACCTTGCGATAGATACCTCTTTCCATACCTTCTACCACTTTGTGGATAGAGACAAACTTCTCAACCGCAACACCCATTGCATCCTCAATCGAGGTAGCGTTAGGGTCAATCAGGAAGTTCTTAGGGTTGACTGGGTTAATCTTAACGCAGAAGTATTCTTTTTCGGTAACTCCATACGCAGCTTGCGTACTGCCCGGAATCGGCTGAGTAGACGGAACATACTCTGTCTCGGTCTTAACCATAATCTCACCGATACCAGTACCATAAATCTCTGCCATCAGTTCAATCTGGTCTACCGACTTACGAATCTTGTTCGCAGTTAAGTCTTCCATCAGCAATGCACGGATTGCTTGGACATCCATTGGATTACCGTTGTAGTCCATAATGTCGTCTTTGATGTCGAAGAACTCTCCGTTACCGAAGATGGCTTCCATAATCTCAGCGTGGCGAGTCTCCACTGCTTGCTGCGTTGCGGGACTGATTAAGCGACTGCGCTCAGACTCACGAGTACGGTCTTCAGAAGCCCAAACACCACGGAAGATACGTTCGTATTCCTTCCAATCTTCTAAGTAATTCTCGTCACGGCTATCACGCCAGCGGTCACAGTGTTGTACAACGAACGCTGCTAACTCTTTGTCAGCCTCAGAAGGTTCTTCAAATTGTACGCCTTCGTTGCTATCTTTCATTTCAGCCATTTTTCTTCCTATTAGTAACCACTAATTACATCTAAAGTTTCCCACTCATCACCACCATCGTCAGCATCGAAGTTGGGGCGGACTAACTGCTCGATGTACGCTAACGCATCCACCGTGTCATCGTGTACTCCCTGTGTGGGGAACATTAGGAGTTCATCGACAAACAAATCAAAATCACCTTCGGCGTTTAGGACAATCCTGCCATGCTCTAGGTTGCCCTGCAGCGCCCACGTTACCCTATCTACTTTCTTTTTGTTGCCGTGCGTCAATTCTTCAATGTGAGCGTAACAGTTCAGTCTTCGCATAGCGTCCATCAGTGGACTCATAATCGCTTGCTTTGCGATACCACGCTCAATCCCTACTGCCAGCGGCTGATACTCTTGGATGTTTTTAAGTATTCGCAGTGCTGTGTCTTCAGTTGACCAACGCCCTGTTTCAATTTTGTCCACAAACCACACATTACTGTTATCTACCTTTACACACGCAATAGCGGTTTTATCTAATCGTTTATTGGTATTCTTCTTACCAATCTCATCAAAACCAGCGCAGTCTACTGCGATGTACCATGAACCATCTTTGGGTTCTTCACCGAACTTAATCCATTCTTCTTTAAAGAGTCCTGAGCCAGCGTTGTTAAAGGAAGACAAATACTCTTGGTTAAACGCAAAGGAACTCAGTGTTCGCTTTGCAGCCTCAATCTCTTTTGGGTCAATCGTTTCATTGTCCGCGGTGGTAAAGTGCCACGACTTCCAATCTTCATCCGTTCCTGACTGTCCTAGCTGAAACCACTCATAGAAGTGGTTACGACCAGAAGGGGTAGAAATAAACATTGCTCTACCTTTTTTATCCGACAGCGCAGCTCGTAATACTCGTTCCCAAATCTCTGCTTTAATAAACGCTACTTCGTCCATTACCAAATACGACAAGGACACACCACGAAGTGAGTCTTGGTTGTCAGCGCCTCGAATGAGGATTTTCCTGCCGTTAACCAAGGTAATCTCTAAGTTGTTAATGTGAGCAGACTTGATTACAGGTCTACCTAAATCCATTAACAAGTCCCACATAATCGTTCTTGCTTGTCCTAGCGTTGGTGCAACATACATCACGCTAGAACCTTCAGGACAATTAAGCCCTTCAATCAGTAGGGTTATCGCAGACAGCCTTGATTTACCACAGCGACGACCAGCAGCAATAACCTTGAATCGTGTAGTGTCTTTAAATACTTTTTGTTGCCATTGCAACAGAGCGAATGTTAACTCACTCATCGATGTCCCTGATAACTACGTCAGTCACATCATTCTCAATTACTTCGCTTGCTTCTATACTTGGGTTGTTAATGCCTGTTATGTTGATACTGATTTGAGGACTTCCGCCACCACTCTTAGCTTCAAAGCTAGACAGTGGTAAAAGTCTCTCGCCACAGAACTTGAGCATCGCACCCTGAGCAGGATGACCGTCAGCAAGTGCTGTCTCAATAATCTTGGTAATCACACTGTCACCAGCCGTAGCTAGTAACCTTGCTTTAAATTCTGCAATCCTAGCCGCATCGCCGGGAGGTCTACCCAGCACCCCGGGATTCTTCTTCTTGGCGATAGCCGCCTTGGTGGGACGACCTAACTTGGGTTTACCATTTACTACTTCACGTCGTTTAATCTTGGGTCGCTTATGCTTGACGACATCACCTTCCGGTAGCGCAGATTCTAATTGTTTTTCAATTTCCGACATGAAGTCTTTTATCCTTTAAGGAAGACAAAAATTTAAAGAGTCCTACTAATACTATAGAGCGCTATCGGTAGATTGTTTCTCGCTATCGATAAGGGGAATGACTATCGTCTTTTTATTCCCCTTTTCATTGTGGGCTATAATACTCCGCCCGTAGGGGACTGACCTGATTCCGTTATAGTGTGCTTTGAACTTGTAAGGCGATGATAGCACATTTTCAGAGATTTGTCAAGGATTATTTTATTGACCTTGCTACTATAGTGGTCACAGTAAGATTCTTGTGAACTTACTGCGTCTACGACTGCACGCTTTACAGCGGGGCTATGACAGCAATACAGGTCTCCGCAGACCTCCTACGGAGTGAGCATTTTCCAATACAGACAATACCGTCTATTTTACTCTTTTCTTTCAGAGACTTACATTGCAGTGCAATATAGTCTATTTTACCTTTTTGTATGCTAAGGCGCCTACAGCAACATTAACACAACAACAACACCCCCTCCCCCCTATGTCAATCTATACCGTTGTTTCTATACCACAGTGTTGTATTGGCACAACAGTATCACATTGTGAAATCTATACTGGTCTATACCACTATGTGGAATGATACAGACCTATACCACATGATGAAATCTATACTGGACTGTATCACATTGTGAAACTGTATTGGACTGTTCCACATTATGGAATAGGAAGTGTATATGGCGATGTTGCACCCTATAGCACCCACTAAGTTAGTCACCACTAACCTATACCAGTCAATACAGTACTTAGCTAAACACTATCGACAATGCCAAATCAATTAGAAAATACAATTAGACAATGTTAAACAATGTTGGCAAACTGTAATTGTAGTATTTATAAACAGTAGATAAAAGGAATAGACAATCATGCGACATTTTGAACATAAAGAGTATTTCGTAACACTTGATTACAATCACGCTGGTTGCATTGCCACGGCTAGGTCGGATAGTGACTGGTTCAAAGTAAACTATCAAGGCTATACTGACCGCCAAATAAAAGGCAGAGTTAAGCACCAAATTGACTACCGTACAGAAAACAACATTCAGCAAGGCAAATAAGGGTTTGTCCCTATTGCATAGCGTTAGCGATAGGGATAAACTGTTTACAGTAGTAAACATTAACGCTTTATCCTAACTTTGGAGAATTACAAATGAGAAAAATTGAACAACAAATGCTACACGCCGTCCACGCTAAGATTGATAAGTGGATGAACAACAATACGGCGGTGTTTTATATCTCCGCCAATGAAAGCGGCAATCCTCACGGCTCACGCTCTGAAATCTATTTGCATGGCAATCTGATTGCGGAGTATTGGCACGATGAAAAAGCACCGTTGGCGGTCAATCGCAACACTTTAGCCCGTTGGAGTACCAATACCACTAAATCGCGCTTGCGTGCCTTGGGCGCGAATGTAGCAACGCGCAAGGGTGTTACCTATCTAAACAATGTCGCAATCTAATAAGGGGCTTATTATGAAACAGACAATCGGTTTATCACAATTCACAGACGCATTTATGGCTATTCGCCCCAATAATTTCAGTTATGAAGGGCTTGTATTGTTGTTTGATTGGATTGAACAACAGGAAAGCGAAACAGGGGAACAACAGGAATTGGACGTTATTGCGTTATGCTGTGATTTCACTGAATCAACTTATGCTGAAGTGGTCAAAGATTATGACTTATCGGATGAAGAATTTTCGATTCCTGATGAAATGCCGCAAGCCGTTATTGACTACCTAAACAATGAAACGGTAGTTATTGGCTACACCGATGAAACAGTTATATATTTAAACTTTTAAGGGGCTAAAAATGATTATGAGAGAACAATTATTCAAAGAGTACACCGATTGGGTCAATAATTACCTGACGGTTGAGGTATTTGCAGAGCATAGGGGATTAACCGTTGCAGAGGGTCAAATTTTGATTGACTTGGCGCAATCATGCTTTGAAAACAATCATCCGGAGGCTTAATCATGACACAATTTATACTAGGTTTAGTTCTCGGGGTAATCTCTATCACCATCCCGCTTTGTATTTATGTCACAGTCACAGGAGGATTATGATGAAAACATATCGAATATATGCGACTTATGTCGTTGAGGTGTTCCACGATGTTCAGGCTGAATCTAAGGAAGACGCATGGGATAAAACGTACAGTATTGATTGCAATGCTTACACCATCAATCAAGACTATGAAGGCGATTGGCAAATTGACAGAATAGAGGATGTAGAATGAAATTAGATAAATGCAATGTTTGCTCTTATGAATTTTCATTAGAGGATGAGGGCGGGATTAAGGGCGATTTTGGTATCTTACCCGTAGCGTTTTGTCCTACTTGCCTATGTTGCATGCAAGATATGTGCGACCAGTTAAACGGATTTGATGAGGAGATGGAAGAATGACACAGAGTAGATTGTTTATGATTCAAGATATAGTAGCAATGGGTTCATGGCATCCTGACCGCTTAGAAGTATTCGAGACCATGAGCGATGAAGGCATCTACGCGCTATGGCTCGACCTTATTAACTTAACAATGAAGGAAACAACAGAATGAAATTTCAATTTATACAACCCGTGTATCACTATTATGAAATCGAAGCGGACTCACTAGAGGAAGCATACGAAAAGACAGACGATACAACCGAAGCCGATTGTTATGACATTGTGATAGGCGGATGGGAAGACACAACCCCGAACGAATGTCCTAAATTTGAACCAGCAAAAGAGGAATACGAACAATGAAAACTTATAAGATTATGGTAGAGATTGAACTCAAGGAAGATTGTCTATACCAAGATGATTTTGTTTATAGAGCAATCGAGGAACAATTAGAAACAGGCGAACAGATAATGGATTACGAACTAATCGAGGTCACACAATGAAAACACTATTAACCCTATTGTCTGTGATGGTATTGCTTACTGGCAATGCTATGGCAGGGTGTAAACCAATCACCATCATTGCACCTGACGGGACTATGACCGTGTGTAGCGTGTGTAGCGATGGGAAAGTAATTATATGCACCTAAATACTGTTTTATGGGTGCTGACTGGCTTTTTAGTCTATACTCAATCCCTGCTATGGTTGTTTGACTACATAGCAGGGCTTTAGAGTGCTGTTTTAGCCGACTTTGATTGAAGTTAATACCTACCTATTACCAATGCCTTAAAACGGCTTAGAAAGGCTTTAAAATGAATACGATTAAATACAAGGAATGGCTAATTCATCACCATCCTGAAAATAACAGCTATGAAGTTTGTTTACCCAATAACACTCTATGGACTAGAACATATAGTTTACTGTCTGCTAAACGCATGATTACTAAAGACAGCACATGGGTAAAGGTGAAATTATGAGATGCCAATGTTGCAACACAGCATTAAATGATTTTGAATCAACTATGCGCCACGCTATCACTAAGCAATTTTTGGAGATGTGCGGTACGTGTTTGCGTACTGTTGATGCCTATATCCCAGTACAGGTCAGGAATGACCTATTAAGTGATTCAGATACGGGAAACCTTGAATCATTGCTAGACAATATAGATGATTTCAGCAATGACGATTGCGACGAAAACATGGAGGATTACTGGAATGAGCGCTGATGCAATCGCCTATATAGTCTATATAGTATCAGGGCTGTAAGGTTTTAATAGTTTTTAATCACATCGAGAAGCAATCTAAAGATAGAGTGATGTCGTAAATCATTATACGAAAGTTAAGAAATTGTGTCAAGTCTTTTATTTTTTGTCGTAAGCATTGACTTTTTGATTGTCAATGACTAATCTAAATTGTCTTTAATTGAAAGGGTTTTTATGAACAAGCACGATGAAGCACACTACCATTTTGTTCTGTCGGATATGGCAGATTTGGTCGATGAATACGGTTATGCCAATGTAATCAACGACTTAGATGAGATGATTGCGGCTAAAGCCAATGCAATGTTGTACGAGGTGACTAATGTCTAATCTTCGGTACGAAGTAAGGGACGAATGGGGCGGGTTAGTAAGGCGGTTTTATACCCGCGATGAAGCAGAGCAGTATATTGAAATGGATAAATCATTGTGGATAAAAACACTACCGAAACCAACAAAGATAGATGGCTTTACAGAGGCTCTAAAACGCCTTGGGAACTGTTTGTTTTAGTCGTGCTAGGGGTAGCCCTTATCTCGGCTTACGGGGGCTACAAAGCCGCTAAATGGGAACTAGAGCATACCGTCTGCGGTAGTTATCAAAAGGGTCATTCGTACTGGCATGGTTGGCTTAGTGTTAAAGATGGTGTTTCACGGTGTTTTTATGTAGAATCAGAATACCCTTGGCGGGTTCGTCATGGGGTTGTGTTAGTAAATGGAGAATGATATGAGAACAGAACCTAAAGAAGTGGATATGACATTTACAGTTACGGTGACATACAAAGTCACTACTTATGGCGATAGTCGCTTTGACTGCTATGTGATGGCTGAGAATATGAGCATTGAAGATATACACAAAGAAGGTGAAGTGCAAGATATTGAAATAGGTGATGGGGAACAGTTTTAATGAATCAATCTAAATTCGTTAAGCACTTACCGTGTGAGAATTGCGGCAGTTCAAATGCCAATGCGCTCTATGACGATGGACACAC